TTATTGCCTGCCTAGCCCTGGGAGGCCAGGGAGGTGAGGTCGAGGATAAGATCCTGAAGACGAAGATCGATGTGCTATCTACCCAATGCAAATTGGATGTGAGAGCCACATTCTTTGAGCCTTCAGACCCGACCTTGGGCCCGGACACGCATCTGGCGTCACCGGGCGGCCGCGGCTCCTCTTTCGCAAGAAAGGGGGGCCGCGGTTTCCGGGAGTTGAGAGGTCAACCCCGGTCTATGTGGAAATTGCGAGGAGAGTCTTCGTATCAGGCACTATATCTGGCACGTTCTGTGCTAGAGTGTCTCTATGACTACGATCCTAAGCTCATGCAGTTCCCACTGGAAAGTTCTTTAAGTTTGTTCTTTAAAGCAAGAGAATGGCCAGAGTATCAGTTTGTCAAGAACGCCAAGTATGTTACTGCTTGGCCTCTGGCCCGATTTCTACATCAGGACTTGCCACAACGACCTGTCTATTTCGAAGGTCACCCACTCCTTTTTGAAGGACCTGTGAAACGGTTCCTCAAAAATCGTCTTAACTCTTATAGTAATCGTAATCTTTCTCTTTGGTTGACATATCTCCAGGGTGTAAAGAGAGGTTGTGCAGTTGTTCCGGAGTTGTTTATCTATGATTCCGTCAAGGCCCATGCGGTTAAGATGGAATCTCCAGATACAATGACCGAGGATCAATTTGATCGGTTCTCTCTCTACGTGGACCGGTTTCTTCCCACCTGTAAAGGACCTTCTCTTGGTCTCCCCTTTGTTCCTCCCAAGCCGAGGTTGCTTGAGGCTAGTGCCTCTGCGGCCTTCGGGAGCTCGAGGTCTGAGGGTGGTGGCAGGGACTATATCCAACGGTATCTCGCCCACGACTCCTCGAATCCTGATAGCCACGTCACTGTGGTTGTTGAGGAAGAAGAGGACTCTGTGCTGATGGCTGATACACCTGACCCTTTATTTGATATGGATTCTTATATAGGAAAGATTCAGGAGGACTTGTTAAGACTTTACTCAGACATCAGCGAGGTCAATGCTCGAGGGGAAGGGGGGTATAAGGGTAAGAAGGAACCACCTAAACAATGGTCCTCTGTCCTCATGCATACCGATCTCTCATTCATGATCGAGACTGAGCCTGGTAAAATATTGGAGTATCACTCTGCTAATCCACACCCTCCACGTTTCTCCGAGGTACTTATGATTGCTTATTCACGTATCTCAGACAACTGGCGCGTTCATGGTCACCTCAGTGATCCGAGGGAGCTTCCTCTTGGACAAGGATACTATTGTTCTGAAGTGTCCGCCGTTCTAGAGCCTCTCAAGGTTAGACTGATCACGAAAGGGGATCCCTTCGGCCAGTGGATCGGACGTTTCTTTCAGAAGGGCTTATGGTCACACTTACAAAAGTTCCCCCAGTTCGCCCTCACGGGTCGACCCCTGGATGCCTCTGATTTCCAAGGCATTCTTTTTAGGGAGGAGAGACTTTCTGAGTTAATCTATAAGCAGTATGGTGAACGGCCGTTTGCGATGTGGAGTGGAGCGGTGAAGTGGGTTTCTGGTGACTTTTCTGCGGCAACTGATGGTGTTAATATTAGTGCTACCAAATTAGTTATGGAGCGGTTCCTTCAGCTCTCTAACTATAGCTTTGAACTTGAGGAGGTGTTACGTGCAGTTCTTTACGAACAGACAATCGTATACCCAGCTCACTTGCAACGACATCTTCCAGGTGTTAAGACGCAGGCTTATTCAGTCTTTCAGAGGAATGGACAACTTATGGGCTCGATTCTTTCCTTCCCCATCCTTTGTGTTATCAATTTGATATGCTATTGGATGGCGGTGGAAGAATACTGGTCTATTCGTGTGTCCCCTCAGGATCTCCCCGTCTTGATCAACGGTGATGATATCCTTTTTAGGGCTGACGACTTGCTGTATAGTATCTGGTTGGAGAAGTTAAAGTTTGCCGGTTTCGAGTTATCTATCGGTAAGAACTACGTACACACCGACGTCCTTATGGTCAACTCACAAATGTTTCGAATGTCCTACAGTTCTTCCGCGGGACACTCCTTCCACCCCGTTCCCTACTTTAATATTGGGCTCTTGACCGGTCAAAGCAAAATTACCGGTCGGGAAGCGGTCCAGAAAATGCCATTAGGGGCAACTTGGAATGAGGTTCTCTCAGGAGCACGGCAGAAGAGCCGGGCACTGAGACGCTTTATCCATTACAATAAGGAACAGATCATCTCACAGACACGGAAGGGAGAGTTTAATCTCTTCATCCCGACATGGCGAGGTGGTCTTGGTCTTATTGCTCCTGATGACTATAAATTCCGGATCACCTCCTTTCAGAGGAGATTCGCCAGCCTGGTAGAGAAGAAAAGACGAGAGTGTATCGAGAACGGTGAGTTGCCTCATGGTCTTGGCGTTGGTCTTGTTAGAGATAACGAGGTACAAGATATTCGGAGGAAGCACTTTTTCAGTCTTGTAGAAATCGAGAGATTCAGACCTTTCTTGGAAAATCAGATTCAACCAGTTGATAACGTTTTTAAGAAGCCGATTTTGTTAGACCCTCATGAAGTTGAGGTCCGACAACGGGTTCGCTTCCCGAAGAACTTGAAGGTCCTCCGAGAGGGGGGCTGCGAAAGGATGTCGAACGTTCGCCTTTTTGAGGAGGAGCCACGACTTGTCGAGGTGATCCCTCTAGACTGATTAGCGTTACCAGGGTCCTGTCATATGACTATAAACTGGGCATTGGGTTCTTCCCCTTACTCTCCAAAACGGTGGTCCACGTCGGTGCGGCCTTAATACTTCCGTACCAAGGTGCTTTGTGAAGGTCTTTATTGACTGGATTTGTGCACCGGGCGTCGACAGACTGCACGGAGGGGGTTAATATAACTAGGGAAGGATGTACAGTCGCTGGTAAGAGTCCAGGGATCCAATACAAAACTCATGAATTCCAAGAAGAATATTATTGCTTTAAAGAACGATGCAAAGAAGGGCGGGAAGAAAGTTATATCTGAGCGAGTCTCAAGTTTGCCTATTACTGCCATCAGTCGTAAGTATGCTCGCCAGTTTCTATTGCCTATGGAAACTGGTGGCGAGGGACCTCTTGAGGTCTCACCATCCAATTACCCAAGTCAAGTATGTGTTCGTCATCTCCACCAAGTGGTAGATGTCTCATCAGCGACAGCCTCGACAGCGAATGGTTTCACTGTTGTTATGAGCCCTCATCTCTCAACTCCAGGTTTCATTACCTCGTCTTCTGCGGTACTTGTGCCCGCAGGGGGTCCTGGTCTTGCAACCTTGAAGGGGAAAGCTTATTGGGATCCTACACAGTTGAATAACACTCAACTACCGGGAGTTATCGCTGCTGATATCGCCACCGAACAAATACTCCAAGCAATTCCAATTACAGATTCTGCTGCAGTCACGAAACCTGGGATTACTCTGGTTCCTGGCCCAGCCACGAACGTCAACATTACTATTG